CGAGCACGAGCGGGTTTATGATAGGCGACAGGTACTTGCGCCGTGGGACGAGCAGCGTTGCATGACGAGGACCGTCGTCTTCCCAGACGATGTTCTTGTTCTCATCTACGACGGGCGTTCCGTCAGCGTTTATCTTGTAGCCCCTACGGCGATACTCGGTGTAGCGCACGTAGGGTCGCTTGGCCTGCTTTGCGATGGTGCGATAGATCAGGCTGAGCGAGGGGTCGGAGATCATGTTGTACTCGAATGGACCCCGCACCGGGCGATCCTCACCCTTGAGCTTGAAGTATCCATACTTCTCGAAGTAACCCAGCGTGTAGTTGAAGTCGTCAGCGATGATCTGCACCGGGCGAGGCGTGTTACTGCTGCAAGTAATCATCACTGCACTCCCTTCTGGCGGGAATGCTTGGGCGGCGTGAAGCGCGCGTTCCAATCCTTGGGCACGAGGGCCAGGGGGATGAGCGCCACGTCGTCGGGATTCTCTGCCTCAACCTGAGCGCAGAGCATGAGCACCTGCTCGCCGGTCCTGGTGTCGGTGGAGTTGCACACCGCCAGCATGTCGTACTCGATGGCGGTGATGAGATGCTCCAGCAGCTCGAGCTGCTTGGGATCGAGCTGGTCTTCATCGAAGGCGACGTAGTAGGCTTCTTGCTTGGACATTGTCGTTGACTTTCTTGTTGGTTGAGTTGGTTACTTGATCGAGTAACCCAAGACGAACGAGTTCCTCCTCCATCGAGCCGATGAAGAACGGGATCTCGCCCGTCTCGGGGTCTGCGATCTGTATGTGCTTGCGCTTGGGCGGGGTTACTTTCTTAGGTACCACCCGCACTTATCGCAGCACCGCATAGCAGTACTCGGCAGTGTGCGTCCTGGCGCACGTCTCGTAGGCTGGTGCGTTCCACCATGAGCCAAGCGCAGCACCCAGTGCGAGCCAGACGATGGCGAAGATGAAGAGCATACCCTTCATGTTACTTCCTCCGGTAACGTGGCTCGATGGGATCGAAGCCGGACAGCCACTCGGGCTCGGCGTCAGTCCATGTGTTGGGATGCACGTCGATGACGGGGCGGATGAAGTGCGGGGGCTCGACCTCGTTGAAGTAGAGGAAGTCATCCTCCTCGTTGAGCTTGGTCTTGTGATGGATGGCGCTGTCGAGCAGGCGCGTGGCCAGCCGGAAAGCGCCAGCACTGAGCACAAGGGACAGTGTGTGCATGAAGCGGTGATATGATGTCATGGTTTCTTCTTACCTCCTGAAGTAACGGGTTTCTCGAAACTGTGCGGCACGATGTCTTGGTGCCAGATGAGTACCTTCTCCATGCCGGGGTTGGTCTCCAGCTTGAAGATGTATGCGATCTCAGCCCATGCCTTGGTGGCGGGCCAGCCGACGCTCTCGACCAGGTACTTGACGAACGTGTTGGCTGCGTCCTGCGCACTGCATGCGCGCACGACCTTCTCGTTGTCTTCGTCATCTGTGCAGATGAACCAGAGCTGGTCCGTCCAGCTCCAATCGAGCTCGTCGAGTTCGCTGTCGTCGATGAGGGGTTGCTCGTCTGTTACGATTCCCATGATTACTTCCCAAGTAATGGCTTCTCGATTGCCTTGATGAAGTTGAGCATGCGCTCGAGGAACTGGATCTCGCCTTCGAGCGCGTCGTTGTAGCCCTTCTCCCATGCGGAGTGTTCATCGACACGGGCGCGCAGGGCTTGGCGCACGTCATCGAGGCGCTCTTCGATTCTGAGGAGGACTGTCTTGTATCGCAGGTACTTCATGCTACTTCACCCGCCAGACGCGGACACCGTGCTTGCCGTTCTCGGTTACTTGGCGAGTAACGAACTTCGCCTTGAGCACGCGAGCAGCATGAGAGATGCTGCCTGAGAACACATGACCCTTGACAGGCAGGAACACGCTGTCGCCCTTCTCCATGTCGAGGAAGGGATACTTGCGATGCGCGGAGCGCGGGATCGGCACGTTCTTTTCGATGTTGTACATCGTGGGTACTTTCTTGTTGTGGGTTGAGGTTACTTCTCGAGGTTACGACTCGATGCCGAGTTCACGCTCGAGGTAGGCGATGCGCGACTCGAGATCCGCGAGCTTCGCCAGAACTTCCTTGTTGGGCGCGGCCTTGGCGCGCTTGGGCTTCTCGATGAGCGGGCCGTAGACCTTGCCGCGGAGGTACTGGATGTTGGCGCGCGTGGCCTTCATGGCCTTGGCGACCTTGCCGTCAGTCCAGCCCGGCTTGTAGCGATAGCCCGCCTCTTCCTTGATGAGCACGTCATCGAGGATGCGCGATGCCTGGACGATCTCGATGTTGTTGAGGCGGCGATTGTGGTCGGCGTTCTTCATGTGGTGGTACTTTCTTGTTGGTTGGGGTTACTCGGTGAAGTAAGTCCGCCCCGCGTCATGGGTTGGAACCACGGCACGGGGCGGCACGGCTCGCGGGTTACTGAAGCGCGAGCGTGTTACGGTGCGACGGATGATAGGCGAGCGTCACCTGTAGCCGTCGTAACGAGCGGCATATTCGAGATCCGCTTCATCCTGAATGCGGAAGTCTTGCTGCATCTGCGCTACGCTGCCGGGCACAATCATCACCGACTCGTTGCGCTCGGGAAACGACAGCGCATGGTGATCCATGCAGCAGATATACTTGGGGCTGTCCACGGTCTTGAAGTAGGAAACGTGATACATGCTAGTCCTCCATTGTTTGGCCGGGTACTTCGTGAAGTAACCGGGCAACCATTGGGGAGCGGGAGGGGCGAACCCCTCCCGTGTCATGATGTTACCTTGCGAGGTTACTTGCCCTTGGCTGCGTTGCGGGCAACTTCCTTGGAGAAGCCATTCTTGATGAGGAAGGCGACGATCTCGTCTTCCTTCTTTTGTTCCTTGGTCATCGAGGGCAGCTCGCCATCGAGAGCGCGGATGGCATCGGCGAGCGAGTCACGCGCGGCTTCGATGTAGGTGCAATCGAGCATCTCGTCGCCCATCTGCTCGGCCAGGCGGTAGGTGCGCTTGTACTGCTCGGTGAGCTTGGCGAGCGTGTCCTTGTCCTTGGGCTCGGGCTTGGAGATGAGCTTGTCGAGCGTGTCACCGTCAAGCTGCTCGAGCGGCTGCTTGAGCTGAGCACGGGCGACATCGACGAACGAGTCATAGGCAGGCTTGACCTTGACACCGCCAAGCAAGAGCTGCTCGCGACGATCGGTTACTTCGTCGAGTAACGCGGCGGCGTCGATGGCAGGCAGCGCGGCGAGCTTGGCAAGCTGCATCTGCTTGGACCGATTGGCCTTGATCGAGTTCTCGTTGTCCTCGGCAAGCCCGTGGGTGAGCACGTTCTTGGCGGTCTCTTTGGCACGGGCGGCGAGGTAGGCGTCGAAGTGCGCGTTGATCTTGTCGTCATCGTCGAGCACCTGATCCATGATGCCGCGCACCAACTCGAGGGCGAGGTTGGGCTTGGACAGTGCGGACTTCACACTGTCGCGGCCAAGCTGCGAGGCGCGCTTAATCATGTCCTCGAAGCGGGTGTCGTTCTGGATGTTGTGAGCGAGAGAGGTCATGGTAGTTCCTTTCGTGGGTTGAGTTATCAGAAGGTTTAGGCGAGGTTACTTCGCAAGTAACTTTCCTGCCGTGGTGGATTGTGGCAGAATTATGTGGATTGCGAAGGATTGTGGCAAGATCATGTGGATTTCACAATCTTGGGCGTGGTTGTAAAAGCTGCCAAAAACGTAGCAGAATTACAAATTCAAATTGCCTAACGAATACAAGTACTTAGCTTATTCTTAATTCTGTCACGTCAGAATAACGGGATTTGGAGAAAGTGCTATGATGATACGGGGGCGGCCGTGTCATGGTCAGACCGCAGCAAAACTCCCATAGATATAGATTTATAGAATTAAGAATTAAGAATAAGAAAGAGAGAGCCGGGAGCCGCCTCTCTCGCTGGCGTTGTATTAGCGGCGTACCTCCTTGCCCTTGTTGTCGTACCGCTTGACCATTGCAAGGTCATATGATGGCACGGTCGGCTTGGGCGTGGCGTCGAAGAACGAGCGTTCGTTCTTGGGCGAGAACTTGGAGAGCGCCTGAAGATTGCGCGAGTGGCGCTTGCGGGAGCCAAGAACCACGGTAACTTTCTGGTTCTTGAGCTTGAGAGCCTTTTGGGCGAGTACGCGATTGGGCATGTAACCTCCTCTTAATCTAGCCGTAACTTTGAAAAGTAACAAACGCGTCGTGCCCTGTTCACGACGCAATAGGTAGTAGGGAGCGTTGGGGGGTTGAACCGGCAAAGTTTGTCAGGCTTGCCGGACTTGTCACCCTAGTCGCCGCCTGCGGCACGGTTTCACGGGAGGGGTTGGTTACATGGTGGCACCATGCAATGCTCTCGCGTGACCTTTGCTAGGTATGCGCTAGGGCCGCTTCTCTACTGTCTACAGACAGACCCCGTGGGGCGAGCCAACCGATGCTGCACCTTTCGATGCTATCCGGCATTACGCAACTTCCAAGGCGGACCTTCAGCCGGGTGGCAGGGTGGCTTGTGACGTGATTAGAGCGGGTGCAATTCACGCTTGAGGGCCTTAAGAGAACCGTGCGCCTTGGGAGACGAGCGATCCACCGCGCGGAAAAGCCGCCGTCGAAGAGAGTGGATCAGGTAGCGATCTTCCGTCACCAGAGCGGTGGGAGCGTTCTACCTGCCCTAGTTACTCGGGGAAGTAACGGTGCCACGGTGGCAGGGGGGAGGGGGGTACCCACCCCCACCCCGGACTGGACAGGGGGGCGGGGGGCCGGGGGTAGGTTTCTTAGGTACCTTGCAAACACCCAGGACCTAAAAATCGCAAGGTTACATCATAGTAACATCAGTATTAGCAACCCGGATGCACAGTATTCGCACATGCACAGGATTAACCGCCTACCCCGGTTGCAATTTCCTACCCATGGTCTATGGGACCGGTATTCGTAAGTGCACATGGACCGGCCCCTTGGCCACGCTACGAAATCATATGATCATCAAATGATTACACGGTAACATTCACCCGATTTGACAGGGGTTCGATCCTGCGCATACTGGTCTCGCTCAACCACCACTGCACACGAACTGCACAATCCACAGCGGTTCGCTGCACACGAGCGAGGAAACCATGGCCAGCGTCTACAAAATCGCCTCTGGGTGGCGTGCTCAGGTGCGCGTCAAAGGCAAACCCACGACATCCAAAGTCTTCCCCACAAAGCGTGAAGCACAGATCTGGGCGCGTGATGAGGAAACGCTCGTTTCCAAGTCACCGTCCAATGATCCGATGATGACGTTCTCGGAGATACTTGCAAAATACAAGGCGCATGCGCGCCCCGGTGGCAAATCAAAGCAATATGCACTACAGCGACTTGATAAGTACTGGGGCTCATGGCGGATGGCGGAGATCAATTCTGGTGCCATCTCCGACTACGCCAAGCAGCGCCGTGATTCGGGGCGCGCCCCCTCAACCGTGCTGGCCGACCTGTCCTATCTGAACACGGTCCTTGCCCATGGTGGCGTGCTGGCAGGCAATCGCGAGGCTCAGGTGGCCCGGCTCGAGCTCAAGGCGGCGACCGCCTCGCTGCGTCACACCGGCACCATCGCAGACTCAACCGAGCGCGAGCGGCGGCCGACGGACGAAGAGCTCAGCCAGCTCATCAGGTGGTTCAGTACGCAGTCGCGTACAGCTCTGCCCATGGCGGACATCGTGCTGTTCGCCATCGCCACCTGCATGCGTCAGGGAGAGATCGTGGGTCCAGGCGGCATTAAATGGGAAGACCTCGATATTAAACAACGGACTATCTGGGTTCGCAAAAGGAAGGATCCCAAGCGGCCGGGAGGGCGCGATGATCTCGTCCCACTGGTGAAGGGTCATGTTACTTTTGAAGGTAACCCCGTGGATCCTGTAACGCTGATGGAACGTCAAGCGACTGGATATGTACGGAAGGGGTCCGTTTTCCCATTTCGGGAACAGCGGGTGTGCGACATGTTCGCCTTTGCCTGCGAGAAATTACACATCCACGACCTGCATTTTCACGATCTGCGCCATGACGGCATCTCAAGATTATTTGAGGCTGGCTACGACATCCCGCAGGTAAGTGCGATTTCGGGGCACAGGAGTTGGAAGAATCTCAAGCGATATACCCACCTCCGGCCAAAACTCGTTGCACCAAAACGGGCATGATCATCTAGCAGTAACTTTGTGGCCTATTGATCTTTTATCAAATTCAAACCTAACTCGCTCGCGGGGATACAAGTCCTACGGAGGGGGGAAGTGGACGGAATTGATAAAAGCGAGTCGCGTAACGGTCATATGCTGCGCGACAAGCTCGGACTAATCACTCAAGAAGAACTGGCCCATCTCTTGGACCTTACCCCCGAAACGCTCCGAGAATGGCGAAGGCTCAAACAAGGACCTGACTTCGTGAAGACTGGCAAAGGCGTAATGTACCGGGAAGTGGATGTAACGGAGTGGATCAAGCGAAACGTCGTGCCCGTGGTGAGAACGTGAGCCAGCGCAAGTCCCCCGACGATGGCATGACCGAGAGCGAGATCATGGAGTACCTCGACGTGCTGGATCGCACTGCCGAGGCCAACGAGTGCCTCATCGAGGCGCTGGATAATCCTGAGCACAAGGAACTCCTCGAACGCGACAACGAAGTACTGCGGGACATTCGTTCGAGGATTTGGAAGCAGTTCACGCCAATTCTTGTTGACGTGCTCAATTAGGTGATCAATATTGGTGTTGCCCGCAAGGGCCGTTTCCTCCCATGAGAACTGTGCCAACCCCCGGTGATGACCCCACCGGGGGTTTTTCTACGTCCAGCCCCCCGCTGACATACGCTGACGGGGCTGGCGCTTGCTGGCCATGAGCCGGTTGGCGATCATCTCACCCATGCCACCGTGAGCAGTCACGCACGCGTACTGGAACGCGTCCGCGATGTGGGAGTACTCGTTCTTGTCGGGGTTGGGCTTGCGCAGCCCGCCGCGCGTCTTCCCGTACCGGTAGCCACCGTCAAGGGCGCGCACCAGCGTCGGGCAGCGCCCGCCGTCGATGAGCAGGGCCGGGCCACCGTCGCGCTGGCTCAGGAGCCATGCCTCGACCGCAGCGAGGCGCTTGTCGATGTCGTTGGTCGGTGCCGGGTAAGCCCGCAGGCCGTAGCGCTTGATCAGGTCGAAGCTGGTCTCTTCGTAGAGCGTTGAACGCTGGCGACCGGCAGGGTCACCCACGACGACCACCGACTTGCCAAGATAGCGCTCCTGCATGAGCGCTGGCTTGATCGCGCGCTGGAGCTGGGTCTCAAGGCCGACGTCCTCTGCGATGACTTCCTCGAGGACCAGCAGGCGACCCTTGTGGTCGGCCTGGCAGATGATCGCACATGGGTCACGGCCGAAGTCGAGCCCCATGAGCAGCGGGTAGGAGCTGATCGGCTCGAGCTCGTCCACGACATGGAACGAGCGCTTGAACGAATCACGGAACACGGCGGAGCCCGACGGGTCATCGCCAAACTCGGCGTGTACGTAGCGCTTGCACCAGTCCGGGGAGTTGGAGCGGATGAAGCGCTCGTAGTAGGTGCGCCCCTGCGCCTTGCGCCGCTCGTCATCCACAGCAAGTTTCAGCGTGTCAGGAGTCTGCGTGAGCCACTCCAGGTTCTCCGCGTCGTCGCTCATGCCGCCCGGCTGGACGAAGATCTGCCAGTCAGAGGGGGGCTGCGTCATGAACTTGTGCCACGGCGAGCCCTCGGATGGCATGTTCGTATCAGCGATGATGCCGAACCAGCTCGCGCCGCCCTGCGCCGCGCTCGGGAAGCGGCCGCAACGACCAGCCAGAGGTGACACGATGGCAACGTCCATCTCGATGGACTCCGACATCCACGCCCCGGTGAGCTGGAGGGACAGCAAACGACGCTGATCTTCGGGGTTGTCGAGGGGGATGAGCAGCCACTCGCTGCGAATGTCGCCCGCTTCGACGTAGATCGTGTTGTCGGACACCTTGTACTCGGCCACGTCCTTCAGCCAGCTCGTGATGTCCTTGAGAACCGTGTCCTTGAGCTGCTTCAGGGTCTGACGGACGATGGCAAAGCGGGTGTAGCGCAGCCCGTCCGGCGCTGGGGTCTGCTCGCAGGCCCGCCTGAACAGCTCAAACAGGCATGCGGTGGTCTTTCCAGAGCCGACAGGGCCTGCAATCAGCCTGCCGAACGCCTCGGACTTCATGAAACGTGCACAAGTGGGGGGTGCCGTGTAGCTGATTGTGGTCACGAGTTAACTTCTCCGTCGATTACTTTCGAAGTAATATCTTTTTCGATCTTGAGCTGGTGATCTGCACCCAGATTGATGGTCACGGAGAGCTTTTCGCCGCCCATGGCAGCGTCAAAGTTCGATCCACCAATCCCTGCGAACTTCGAAATGGTCTTCAAGACCTCAATTTTCGCGTTCAAAGGCTCTTTCGGGTCGTGCGCACGGGCGTAAAACTCGGGCAAAGCCTCCTCAACGAAGGCCAAACTCTTCAATTTCACGCGTTCTGCGGTGTTTCCAGCCCCCTGCCAAGCCTCGATTTGCTGGCTTAAAACCCCCTGAAAATAGGTGTTTTCACGTATTTCCTCCCATTCGGAGGTCGAAACTGAGTGGGTTTCAAGGATGTCATCGAGCGGGCGAATATCCATTGCGATCTCGCGCGCGAGTTTCAGCAATGTTACTTCATTAAAACCCACTCGCTTTTCGACGAGATCAGTCATATAGTGCTCCACGCGAGGGTTAATATTGCAAAGCCCCCGCATCATACTGTATCTATTGGGTGAACGCGAGAGCCGGGTAATATTTCATGGCCGTACAAGCACTGGGTTCAGTTCTTCGGGTAGTTGGACCCAATCAGCTCGACGCCGCCATTAAGGCGCGCGACGAGGAAATGGCTGCTGCACAGGATGCAGCCAGCAGTTCAGATTTGATGATGACGAACCTCGCAGCGTACATCCGCCGCGAGTTCGATCAGATGAAGCGTCACCGCTCCAACACGCTGTCAGGCTGGTCTGACCGCCTGCTCAATGCGCTGCGCGTGTTCAACGGCCAGTACGACGCGGCCAAGCTCAACGAGATCCGCCAGTTCGGCGGCTCAGAGGTTTACGCCCGCATCATCGCCATGAAGTGCCGCGGTGCCAGCTCGCTGCTTCGCGACGTGTACCTCTCGCCGGATCGCCCTTGGGGGCTCGATCCCGCTGACGATCCTAAGATTCCAGACGAGATCATGAACTCGATCAACGAGCTCGTGACCGCGGAAATCTCCGGCCTCGGCATGTCTGGCCAGCAGCCCGACATCGACCAGATCCGCGACCGCACGCAGCAGCTCGTCGAAGCAGCGCGCCAGGCGGCCAAGAAGAAGGTTTCGGCGCAGGCCCACATTGCCGAAGACAAGCTCGACGAAATCCTCAAGCAGGGCAGCTTCTACAAAGCGCTGGCTGAGTTCATTTCCGATCTGCCGCTGTTCCCCTTCGCCTGCATCAAGGGGCCGGTCGTCCGGGTCGTCCCCACAGTTACTTGGGAAAGTAACGGCGCAGTCGTGAAGCAGGTGCCGCGCCTGACGTGGACGCGCGTGTCGCCGTTCGACATCTGGTGGACGCCGGGTGTCTCCGACATCGAAGACGCTGCCATCATCGAGCGTACGCGCCTGACGCGCGCCGACCTGAACGATCTCCTCGATCTGCCGGGCTACAACCAGGAAGCCATCCGCGAAGTTCTGCGCCTCTACGGGCAGGGCGGTCTTGTGGACAACTGGGATGTGACCGACGCCGAGCGCGCCGTGCAGGAGTCCCGCGAGAACCCGAACCTCAACCAGTCGGGCATGATCACCTGCCTCGAGTACACCGGCAACATTCAGGGCCAGATGCTGCTCGACTACGGCATGGAAGCCAGCATGATCCCGGACCCGCTGCGCGACTATTACGTGCAGGCGTGGCTCATCGGGAACTTCGTGATCAAGGTGCAGATGGCACCGAGCCCGCGCAAGCGGCATCCCTATTATGTTACCTCCTTCGAGAAAGTCCCCGGCACGCCCGTGGGCAACGGCCTCCCGGACATCCTCAACGACATTCAGGAAGCCGGTAACGCCACCCTTCGTGCGCTGATCAACAACCTGTCGATCTCGTCCGGCCCGCAGGTTGTCGTGAATGACGACCGTCTGAGCAATGATGAGGATGGTGAGACGCTCTACCCGTGGAAGCGCTGGCACGTTCAGTCCGATCCAATGGGCAACAACGGCGCAGCGCCGGTCTCGTTCTTCCAGCCCAACTCGAACGCGCAGGAGTTGCTCGGTGTCTACCAGCAGTTCGTCAACATGGCTGACGAGCTGTCAGCCATTCCCAAGTACCTCTCGGGATCTGGGGCTACTGGTGGAGCAGGGCGCACGGCAAGCGGCCTCGCTATGCTTATGGGCAACGCCTCCAAAATCCTCCAGACCGTCGCTGCCAACATCGACCGTGACGTCCTCGACCCGCTCCTGAGCGCGCTCTACGATATGGTGATGCTGACGGATACGTCGGGCATCCTGACCGGCGAAGAGAAGGTCCGCGTCCTCGGCGTCTCGGTGGCCGTCCAGAAAGAGACCCAGCGCGCTCGCCAGCTCGAGTTCCTCCAGATCACGGCCAATCCCATCGACGCCCAGATCGTCGGTCCCAAGGGCCGCGCCGCCATCCTGCGCAACGTCGCATCCACGATTGGTCTTCCCGGCGCTGAGATCGTGCCGTCGGAAGACGTCCTGGAAGCCCAGCAGAAGATGGCAGAGGCGCTTGCCCAGCAGCAGGCCGTCCCCGGTCACGCTGGCATGGGCCAGAACGCCGCCGACGCTCAGGGCGGCCAGAACGATACCGGGGCCTCCGGTGACATGGGGCCGCGCACCAACATTTCTGGAGGCTCATAATGAAGGTCAAAGGCTGCAAGCACTACGAAACCAAGGTCGTCAAGATGGCCGAGGGTGGCTCGGTTCCTGCCAAGAAGCAGGTTCTTCAGACCAAGAAGAACGCAGATGGCTCGCAGCAGTACGTTCGCGGCGACACGCCGATGGACCGCATCAATACCCTGAGCACCTACCAGAACAAGGCATACCAGGACTCGGAGCGCGCATATCGCGAAGGCGACATGAACAAAAGCAACCGTGCTCTCAAGGGTGCCCTCATGCTCGACAAGGCACAGCAGGAAGAAGCCAAGGACGAGCTTGCTCGCCGGGGGCGCAAGTAATGCCAAGCCTCTCCGGTACGCCGCGCTTCGGTAAGTCTGCTGTTCGTCAGGTCAAAGGACCGGGCATGAACGAGGGCATGAAGAAGCCCCGCAAGAACCACATTCCCAAGCCGAAGCCCTACAAGCCGTCGCGCGAAATGAAAGCCGCGCTGAAGGACGGCAACACAAGTTCCTACCTCCCCGCTTTCAAGGAGGGCGGAAGCGTCCAAGCCATGGAGAGTGGCAAGGGCAAACAACTCTCTTGCAAGAAATACTGAGGTGAAACCATGGTGAAGACCAATAACTCCGTCCCGAACGGAAAGACGAAAGAAAAGACCGAGCGCACCAACATCGGTGCCAAGGGCGGCTCCGCCAAGATGTCCGGCCAGAACTATGCTGGTCCGCAGCAGCCTGGCCAGGCGGCCTCTGCCGGTCAGAAGACCAACTCTGCCGTCAAGGGCGGCCGCACCGGCGTCATGGGCAAGCAGCGCGGCGCTGCTCCCGCCGCTGCTGGGCAGGTCTCTTCCGGCGGTCGCGGTGGCGACAATTCGTTCAAGGTGTCCGGCGGCAAGGGCCACATGGCTGGCTTCTCTCCCGCTGGCAACGCCAAGGCCAAGTAATCCAACTTTTACTTTGTGAGGTAACAAAGAATGTCGATTCGTGAACTTTATGTCGATCCCAGCGACGTCTCTGCCGTAATCGCTGACCTGTCTTCGACTGCCAACGGCATCACTGCCTACGCTGGCGGCGGTCAGGCCAGCGCCGTAGCGCTCACCGCTACCTACAACCGTATCACCACGGTAGCCACGGCTGGTGACTCGGTGAAGCTCCCGGCTGCAAAGGCCGGTTCGCTCATCACCGTGTTCAACAAGGCCGCAACCAACTCGCTGAACGTCTTCCCGGCAACTGGCGACGTCATCAACGCGCTCTCGGCAAACGCCGCGTATGCGATGGCTGCGACCAAGGGTGCCACGTTCGTCTGCATGGTGAACGGTACCTGGGACACGATCCTCACCGCCTAATCATGGGATGCTCTTGCATGGACAAGAAAGACGGTAGTGGATCCGACGCTCCGCAGCGCACGGACTACAAGAAGGGCGTGAAGGGCTCCACAAAGCCCGGCACGGAGACCCTTCTTCAGATGGGAAAGAATGGGAAAGGCTTGGCTTCCAAGTCTCTGAACATCTTTAGCATGGGCAAGAAGTGAGCCCAGACCGAAACCTCATCCTGGCCTCGGCCAGGCTCGCCCGGAGCTCGCCCGAGAGCTGGAAACAGTTCTTGGACGGGTTCCGGGTCTATACCGACCAGCAACGCGACAACTGCATCCAGTCTCCCCTCGAGAATCTGCCGGTAGCCCAAGGACGTGCCCAGCTCGCTGCGCACCTCTACGGCATGCTGGCCGACTGCATTGCGAGCGCAGACAAAATTGAAGGCAAGCGTAAGTGAATAACCAAACCCTCCAGAACGACCCCGACATCAAGATCCCCGCCGCCGTGCGTGCCGCCGCTGCACGCTCGGACCAGTTGGTCCGCCAGATGAAGGGCGACGTTACTTCGGAAAGTAACGAGCAGCCCGCAGACGACGGCCAGCCGCCGCTGACCGCCGAAGCTCCGGCAGAGCCGCAGCAGGAAGCTCAGCCCGAACCAAAGCCCGAGAAGTCAGGTGATGACGAGAGCTGGGAGCACAAGTACAAGTCCGTTCACGGCCGGTACCTGCGTGCGCAGGAGCAGCTCCGCGAGCTGTCTGACCAGGTCCAGAACCTCCAGAACATCATCGCAACGTTGCAGGCAGCTCCCCAGAGCGTTCAGATCCCTGAGCTCTCGGCCGAGCGTCTGATCACCGACGACGAGGCCCGCGACTACGGCGAGGACTTCCTCAAGGTCGTCGGCAAGAAGGCCAAGGAAGAAATGGCTCCGCTGATCAAGGCGTACGAAGCCAAGATCAAGGAACTGGAGACCCGTGTGAATGGCGTGAACAACGTCGTTCAGCAGGATACCCAGCAGAAACTTCTCGATACACTCGACGATAAGTTGCCGAATTGGCGCGAACTGAACACCAACGATGAATTTCTCGATTGGTTACGGTTGCCAGATCCATTTTCTGGTGCTATTCGTCATGAAATGCTGAAGGCAGCATACGCGCAAGGCAATGCCTCCCGCGTTCTGGCCTTCTTCAACGGCTTCCTCGCTGAAGAGGCTGCCACGTCTCCCGCTAAGGCGGAGCCGGAAGTTGGAACCAGTAAGGTTCCGAAGATCCCGCTCCAGAGTCTGGCGGCACCGGGCAGAGCCAAGACTGCGGCATCCACTACGGGACCCGCTGAGAAGCCCATCTTCACACGCGCACAGATCGCATCCTTCTACGCGGACGTTGCTGCCGGTCGTTATCGGGGCAAGGACGCAGAGAAGACGAAGACTGAGACCCAGATCTTCGAAGCTCAGCGTGACGGGCGCATCCGTTGACAACTTTATTCTGAGGAATCTTTCAGATGGCAATTCCGTCCTCTGGTTTTCCGGTAGCCACCAGCTCCGGCTCTCCCCTGATCTACCCGACCGGTGGCACCGGCAACGCCTTCCAGTCCAACGGGTTCATCCCGGAAATCTGGTCTGGCAAGCTCGTCGAGAAGTTCTATGCCTCGACCGTGCTCTCGGCGATCTCCAACACCGATTACGAAGGCGACATCCGTAACCAGGGTGACCGCGTCAAGATCCGTACCAAGCCGACCATCACCATCCGTGATTACAAGGCCGACGGCTCGCTCACGCTGGAACGCCCGGAAGGCTCGAACATCGAGCTGTACATCGGCAACGGCAAGTACTTCAACACCATCCTCGACGACGTCATGGACATCCAGAGCGATCTGAATGCCCTGTCGATCTGGTCCGACGACGCTGCCCAGCAGCTCAAGATCCAGGTCGATTCCGACGTTCTCGGCGGCATTCTTGGTGGCATGAACACCAAGAACAAGGGTGCGACCGCGGGCAAGATCACGTCCTCGATCAACCTCGGTGTGTCTTCGTCGGGTCCGCTCGCCACCGTTGCGCGCTCCCCCTCGACTGGCCAGGTCGAAATTCTCGACATCATCCTGCGCCTCGGCCAGGCTCTCGATGAACAGAACATCCCGGAAGACGGTCGCTGGATCGTCATGCCGGTGTGGGCCTGCGCCTACCTGAAGTTCTCGGACCTCCGTCAGGCTTACCTGACCGGCGACTCGATCTCTCCGCTGCGCAATGGCCGCCTCGGCATGATCGACCGCTTCACGGTCTACTCGTCCAACCTCCTGCCCGCCGGTGTTGCCGGTGGTCTGGCTGCTGGCGAGTTCGCGATCTACGCCGGTCACGCCCACGGTCTGACCTTCGCCTCGCAGATCTCCAAGGTCGAGACTCTGCGTTCGGAGCTCACCTTCGGCACGATCCTCCGTGGCCTTCAGGTCTACGGCTACCAGATCGTTGACGGTACCGCTCTGGCTCAGGCCATCGTCACCAAGGCGTAAGCCTGTACTGGGGGAGGGTAACCCCCTCCCCCAGATCTATTACTTCACGAGGTAATAATGGCGCTTGTCACTGTTCAGGATTATGTCGATCAGGCGCGGGTGCTTTTGCAGGACACTTACGCGGCCGGTTATCGGTACGCTACTTCAGACCTCGTCGAAGCCTTGAACATCGCGACAATGGAAGGCGTTCGCCTCCGTCCTGACCTTTTCTTCAAAGCAATGCGCGACGACAGCTATCCGGTCTACTCGGAGAGCAATCTTTCAAAGACCGTCGTATTTGGCTCGCGTTACCAGTTCGCGCTGCTTTCTTTCATGGTTGGCATGGCGCAGCTCCGCGACAACGAGGACAACCAAGACTCGCGCGCAGTGACGCTGCTGAACAAGTTCGTGTCGCAATTGATTTCGATTCCGGCTTGAGGCGTCCATGGCTATTCAAACAGCAGACAACATTCTGGACAGTGTAAGGTCTCGTCTCCCCGGCGTTGGCGACGATCAGATCAAGCTGGAGGTCTTCAACACGGTCAGCGAGCTTTGCGTTGAAGCGCTTAGCATTGGCCCTCCCGAAGACCCTGACTCGGATTACTGGACCTGGCTGAACAATGACCAGTGGCTGGCGAATTACCGTGCCGTTCTCGACGGGACGTTGTTCCGGCTTTACGCGCAGGTTGGCAAGCCGTGGTCAAACAAGGAGCTCGCGGCTGCTCACGCAGAGCGCTACATGTCGCTCCTGTCGCTCAGCCGCACCGATGCCGCTGCTGGACCGCCGTCCGTTTCCCAGCGGCTTCTGAATGCCATCCGTGTCCAGCTTCCGCAGGCTCGCGAGTCGGCTGTTACACTCGCGGCCTTCGCAATTGCGAACAAGATCCGCCTCGACGCGCTGCGCCTGCCAGTCCTGACCGATACGGACACTACCGTCTCGCTTTGGCTCCCTGACTGGCCCGCAGCTTATCAGGCCATGTATTACGGGACGCTCTCCCGCCTTCAGGAGCAGGTCGCCCAGCCTTGGTCGAACCCGCAAGCAGCAGCGACCAACCAGGGCTTGTTCCTGGAAGAGCTGATCGCGCTGCGCGGCGAGCAGTCGGAAGCAACCGCGTATGGCATGTCCAAACTGATGGACCTTGCCCGCGCCCGTCTTCCCAGCGCACGCGACAACATCATCCAGCTCGAGCTCTTTGCTGTGATGAACGAGTTCTTCCAGCAGACGAGCTGCTGGATGGAGGACATCGAGGTCGATGTCATTCCGACAACCTCCTCGTATATCGAAGACCCTGACGCTTACACGTACAGCCTCATCCCGCTTCAGGGGTCCATCGTTCGCCTGATGTATCTGCGCGACTCCGGCGGCTTGCAGAAGCAGGCCAGCATGCAGACGCCGGGAACGATTGTCCTCCAGAACGCTTCCAACGTGGCCGATACTTACGTCGCTACGGTTGCCAAGACGGTTTCGGATCCAACCAGCAACGACGGTTATCCTCAGTTCCCGGACTGGGTGCTCGACAAATACAACAACGAGCTGCTTGACGGGCTGCTCGGACGGATGATGAGCCAGCTTGCGAAGCCCTATTCTTCGCCGCAAATGGCTCAGTACCACCTAAAGAGTTTCAAGAGCGGAATTTCGCGTGCCTATGTTGAAACTCTTCATGGAAACGTATATCGTGCCCAGAATTGGCGGTTTCCGCAGACTTTTGCCCGACGTCGTCGGTATAACGGTTTCTAAGTTACTTCAGAAGTAATCCTCGGGGATTAAGATGGCGGTTTACAACAAGTTCAATCAGTTCACGAAAGACTTGATCGACGGGAAGCATAACTTCTCGTCCAACGTCTTCAAGGTGATGCTGACAAATACGCAGCCCACCGTCTCGATGACGGCGAAGACGAGCATGACGGAAGTGTCTTCCACGACCTCCGTAAGCGGTAGCTCGACTGCCAACGGTTACACCGCTGGCGGGCAGACGGTTACGATTACTTCCACAACCGCGAGCGGTGTTGCGAAGGTCTCCGGCGATGCTGTGGTCTTCACGGCCGCGAGCACCACCGGCATCGAGATTGGTCCATTCCAGTTCGCTGTCCTCTACAACAACACAACCTCGGGCAAGCCCGTGATCGCATGGTGGGATTACGGCTCTGCCATCACGCTGTCTCCGAGCGAAACTCTGACCGTGGTCTTTGACGCGACCAACGGTATCTTCACGATTACTTAAAGGCGTAATTCATGACGGTTTCACTCAAGCACGCGTTCACCTCTGCAAAAGCTGATGGAACAGACACGACGCTCATCCAGCCGTCCAACTGGAACGATGAGCATGTGATCACTCTGGCCGCTGGCAAGGTTCTTGGTCGCGACACTTCGGCGGCCGGGGCAGTTCAGGAGCTGAACATCAAGGTCGATCCGACGGGCCAGGCGATGACGCCGCCGTCGGGTACGACTGCGAACCGCCCGGCTACCCCGACCGCTGGCATGTTCCGCTACAACACCTCGCTTAGCCGCGTTGAGCTATACAATGGCTCAGCTTGGGGTTCTGTCGGTGGTGGCGCTACGGTTTCCGGTACGGCTCCGTCCAGCCCTCAGACTGGCGACTTCTGGTACGACACGAGCTCGTCCATCCTGAAGACCTGGAATGGCACTGCGTGGGTCAACCCCAGCGCGGCGGCCTCGAGCGTTCGTCAGCAGTTTACGGCAACCGCTGGTCAGACGACCTTCACGGTGACCGGTGGCTATGCGACCGGCAACGTCGATGTGTTCCAGAACGGCGTGAAGCTGGTCAACGGCTCCGACGTGACGGTTACCTCTGGTACCGCCGTGGTTCTGGCAACCGGTGCCTCGGTCGGTGACATCATCGAAGTGATCGGCATCGCTGCCGTGGGCACGGCATATCTTCCCCTCGCGGGCGGCACGCTCAGCGGTTCTCTTTCAGGAACCAGCGCTTCGTTCTCGGGAACCGTCGCAGACGGCTCTGGCACAATTCGCCCGCTGATCTCGGGTACAACCACTTCGCTGTCTGGCTTGACCGTTGACCTCACTGGCATCCCGAGCTGGGTCTCACGCATTACCCTGGCTTTTGTCGGTGCCTCGCTGAGTGGGTCTGCCAATACCATTGTTATCGTTGGCACTTCATCCAGTTGGGTTACGTCTGGATACACCGCTGTCACCGGTTACGTCGCGGCTGCGAACTCTTGCAGCATCAGCTCGTCAACAGCAGGCTTTGTAATTACCGGCGGCACCAATGCCAACGCGTTCACTGGCACGATGACGCTTGTTCACATGGGCAACAATCTCTGGATGTCGAGCCATAGCGGCGGGATCAACGCCACCTATGCAATTTCCGGCGGCGGGTATGTACCTGCGCTTGGCTTGCCTCTTACCCGGCTTCGCATTGCCACCAGCAACGGTAGCGACACGTTTGACGCTGGCTACGTCCAGATTCTCTACGAATAACTTTGGGAAGTAACTCATGACTCAGGCAGCAAACCTCGCAAAGGGCACTGGTACCACGGCCAACAAAGTGGTCGCGCTGGATTCCTCCGGCAAATTGCCCGCTGTCGATGGATCGCAGCTCACCGGCGTCGGTGTCGGCGGCGCGCTGATCCGTTCTCCGCAGGTGCTAAACTCGGGCACGACCTACACTCCTCCGGCCGGTTGCACCCGCATCGTCATCGAGCTCGTCGGCGGGGGCGGGGGCGGTGGCGGCGTTGGGCAGTCGCAGACCGGTGGAGCCGGAGGCGGTGGCGCTGGGGCGTATGTCACCCGGAGCATCGCAGTGAGCGACAGCTCGACCTATACTTATGCTATTGGCGCTGGCGGCGCTGGCGGCGTTGGCGTTGCTGGCAGTAATGGTGGCGATACAACGATCACAATTGGCTCTGCGACACTTACAGCGGGCGGCGGTTCCGGCGGTGCAACAGTTACTGGAACTGGCGGTACCGGGCAAGGCGGCGCTGGTGGCGCTGCAAGCGGAAACGGTTCCATCTCATCTGGTATTCTCCTTGTCGGCGGAAACCCTGGCCATGCCGGAAATGGCGCGCTTTTTATCGGCGGCATCGGTGGGTCATCGTTTTTCGGCGGAGCAGGGAAAGGCTTGACAAGCGGTACGCACGGCTCAGGCGGTGGCGGCGCTTCCGATAGTTACACAGGTTCAACTGCTGCTGGCGGCGACGGCGGCGACGGCTTTATCCGTGTTTGGGAATACCTGTAACGCTTTCAAAGAGGAATTTCGATGTCCGTCAACTATAGCGCTTCCCTCAAAACCAACCGTATGCAGCTCGTGGCCGACCTGATTGCCTCGAAAGTTGCAGCAGCTTCGACGGGCACCGCGACTGCGGGATCGCTCGTTATCGGCACTTCTGGGCTGTCGGGCGCTTCCGGTGTGCTTGCAACGATCCCGCTTGCCGCCACGCCTGGCACCGTCTCCGGCAGCGTGTTCACGCTCGCGGGCGTCCCGCTTTCGACGACGGCGTCTGGAACTGGCACCGCTGCGCTGGCAGAGTTCCGCAATGCAGCCGGTACGGTGATTGTCTCTGGTCTGACCGTCGGCGTGACGGGCACTGACATCACGATCTCCACCACGACGATTACGTCCGGCCAGACCGTGCAGGTTACCTCGGGTACGATCACTCACGGGTAAAGGCCCTCTCGCTGAACCGGCGAGGGAGGCTGGTGGTACATGAGCTTTGAGCTAACAGCGTTTGCAGCGACAGGATTTCAGACCGGACAGGTAGCCTCCCTTGCCGCCACTGAAGCCAAAGACGCGGCGTCCGTTGCGCTCAAGGCAATACTGTACGCCTCAATGTCGGCTCCAAGCGCCAAGGACACCGCTGCCGTAAGCGCGTCGTTGCTGAGCTATGCCGAGCTCGATGCGACGGATCCTGCCGATACCGCCGCCGCATCTGCTAACGTCAAGACGGTGGTCGATTTTGCGCTCACGGATGCGCAGGACCTTGCCAATGTTCAGGTAAATGCGGTCCCCGCGTTCGTTCTCGCTGCCACCGAGGCCGCGGACATAGCGCGGATTTCGTTCGTTGATTATCCGGTTGCAGCTCTTGCCGCCGTCGAGAGGTCCGACACTGCCGCCATAGCAACTCGGGCTTTTACCTCGGGTACGCTCGCTGTCACCGACGCCAAAGACACCGCCTCGATAACAGCGTTTCGCAATTTCAGCCTCGCTGCTGCCAACGGTACAGTTACTTCGGCCGGTAACTCGGCTGAAATGGTCTACGCGCGCATTACCCCGCTTTCGGGTGGCGCTTATACCAGTGTTGGCCATTCAGCGGACTTGTACCAGAGCGGCTTCTCTTATAATGATACTGAAGTAATTTTGGTTCCGCGCGAGTTGCAGGCGGTATATGTTTCATACGGTAATAATGAGACCGACTGGATTGCTTCCGTGCCGTTCGAAAACAAGACTGTTTTCGTTCAATACGAGAACCGTACTGCGGTCGCGGAAACAAGGGTGAGGGCTAGATGAAACTCGGCAAGTTTATCAAGTCGCCAGTTGAGCGTAAGCGGTATTCCATCGACTATTCTGCCTGGCTCGACTCGGGCGAAAAGGTGGAGTCGATTACGTTTTCTGTTTCGCCCAGCACCAGCTCAAACCTTGTCGTCGATGCGTATTCTATTCCTAGCGCGGGCACTTCAGTGACCTTCTTCGTCAACGCCGGGCTCGACGGCAGGACGTACACAATCGACGTGGTCATGCACACATCAGGCGGCCAGATCAAAGAAGATCAGATCCTGTTTTCCGTCAGGAGTGCGTGAGCATGATCGACGAGCCGGTCCTCAACGTAATCGACAGCGTCTTGCAGTGGATTATCGCACCCATCGCTGGATTCGTCTGGCTGAACTACACGAAACTCCAAAAGCACGACACGGCCATCGCGGTGCTCCAGGCCGCGACGGCGACCTCCAAGGAAGCCCACGACCGGGAGATCAAAGAAATTCGCGAGACCAGCCGGGCAATCATGGCGAAGCTGGACAGCATTGAAGAGGCGCTCCGCAAGTGAATTGGCCGAAGCAGATTGACTGCGATATTTTCTATGGCAACCCGCGCGGGCGCAATGGCGTAGCCAGCCAGAAGTGGGAACTCGAGAACCTGGTGCCGGTGATCCCGCCCTACCAGATGTTCTACGCTGGCAAGCCGATCAAGTCCTTCCGCATGCACAAGAAGTGCGCTGCTCCGACTGTTCTGGCCCTGCAAGCCATCTTGGAGGCGACCAAGGGCAGCGTGAACCTGCTCACCGAGAGCGGCGCGAATGTGTTCGGCGGCTCCTACAACTTTCGTCTGATGCGCAACGGCACCAAGCTCTCGATGCACTCTTGGGGCTGTGCGCTCGACCTCGACCCGGCCAACAACGGGCTGGGGGATACGACTCCGAAGATTACCAAGTACCCCTTCATCATCAAGGCATTTGAGGATCAGGGGGCAGTCTGGGGCGGCCGCTGGGCGGGCTCGTCCTGTGACGGAATGCACTTCCAGTTCGCCCGTCTGTAAAAGGAGAACCCCATGACGACTGAAGAATTTGGCGGCCTCGTCCGTACCATCCTGGCCTTCGGCGGCGGCTTTATCGTGAGCCGTGGCTGGCTCGACAACGCCACCATGATGACGCTCGTCGGCGCACTCGTGACGATTGCCACCGCTGGCTGGTCGATCTGGAACAAGAAGAAGGCTGCTGCGGCCGCTTCGTGATGTTTCAGCTTGCCATCTTACTTCTGCAAGTAACTGCGCTGCTTCTCAAATTTCTTCAGGAGCGCCGGTTGATCGACGAAGGAAAGCGGCAGCAGATCCAGTTGGAAATGGAGAAGGCCGCCAAGGCGGCGGCCCTCTCGGTCAAGATTCGGGAAGTTGTCGGGAAATTGACGGATGACGAAGTGGATGCTGCTCTGCGTGGCGACTATCGGGACTAGCGGGTGTGCACACACCCAGGATCCCCAGCCGGTAAGCGCGGCCTGCGGGGCTTTCGTCGTTATTCATCCGTCCCGATTGGACACCCCGGACACCAAGCGCCAGATTCTGGCACACAACGAAGTTTACCGAAAGGTTTGCGCGCAATAAGTGCTTCACCACCGACGCGATTTATTGTAGTTTCCCGTTCAGGATTACTTTGCGAAGTAACAGAAGGTTTCCAGTATGAGCAATTACGATTCCGGTATTGTCACGATGGGGTTTCCGATCACCCCGAGTGCTTCGCCGTTGGCAAACCCGATCCGTGGTTTTCATGTCGGCACGGCAGGCGACGTTAACGTAACCCTCTTGGATGGTACGACTGTATTGTTCAAGAATTGCCAGACGGGCGCGTACTATCCCTACGCCTGCACTCACGTCCTGCTTACCTCGACGACTGCCACCAACCTCGTCGGGCTGCGCTGATGTTTGGGCTCAAGCTGTCAATCATGAAGTGGCGAAATGGCGGACAGGGCATCAGCCCTGCGACTGCCCTGATCGCATCTGACTGGAACGGCTTTGGGCTCGACTTTACGTCCAATACTTACGCAATGCGCACTTCTACGGCGGTCGAGCAGCTCCTTGGCGGAACTCCCAGCAACCTGGAGACCGGCAGCGCTATCGACCTAACTAGCAACTCTTATGTGGTGAACATCTGATGTCCACGCTTACGACCGGCTACGCCACCGATTTCATCACGTTCAGCCGCGCTTCACTTGGAACTGTCACTGGCAGTGACGGGAAGGTGAAGTGGGCGGGGCATAATCTCGTACTGGCCAGCGAGCAGTTCGACAGCGCTCCGTGGACCCGTTTCGGAATTGTGGCTTTTGGCTCTGGTTCATCGGCCAACGCGGTTGCCGCTCCCGACGGTCGGACAACGGCCGATCTGATCACGGAGCAGGCAAGCGCTGGCATGCATCTTATGTACAACACTACAAACCATGCTCTCGAAACCAATACGCGCTATACCTTTGGTTGTTTCGCGAAGAAGGGTACGAGGGACTTCTTTGCCCTTCAGGTTAATTCTCCCGGAAATGGCGCTTCGGTCGTTTTCAATGTGAACACCGGTGTGGTGACGCAGACGACCACCACGGCTGCTTCGTTCACGGTTGTTGGCTCTTCAATTACGTCCGTCGCCAACGGTTGGTACTATTGCACGATGACGTTCTCCGCGACGGAGGTAACGGCTTCTTCTTGCTTGTGCCTGAGCGACTCCGGTACGCCCACAACGAATGCGACTAGTGGTCGGCCTACGTATACCGGTGACGGTACCTCCGGGCTTTATGTTTGGGGTGCACACCTCTACCGCTCCGACCTCGGCGGCATGGTGGCAAACAACTCCGCATATCCGTTGTATTACCCCACGACGCCAAGGAACCTGCTGGGGTATACGGACGACTTGAGCAATTCGGCGTGGGCGAAGACTGGGGCGACCGTCACGGCAAATGCTGGAATTGCGCCGAATGGCCTTCAGACGGCTGACCTTCTCATCGAGGGTTCCGCTGGTACAAACCATTTCGCAAGGTCTACGGGCGCTACTCTTTCGGGTGGAACAACTTACGTCTTCTCCGTATACTTGAAGAGTAACGGTCGGACTTGGGCTAATCTTTTCAATCCTGCGTGGGGCAACTACGCGTACTTCAATCTGGCAGGTGCCGGAGCAGTAGGCACTTCCGCTTTCGCTACGGGCGCTATTACAAGCGTTGGCGATGGTTGGTACCGTTGTTCCATTTCATTCACTGGAAACGCTGGGTCTAGCTCGTTTGATGTGCGCTTAGCTAGTGCTAATGGAACGGACAGCTATTCGGGAGACGGCTCTTCCGGCATCTACGTCTGGGGTGCACAACTCTCCGACAGCGCATCGCTCGACGCATACTCTGCGAATGCTTTTGCAGCCCCGACCGCCACTGCATACCATGCACCGAGGCTGGACTTTGATCCGGTATCTCTGGCCCCAAAGGGCCTGCTGATGGAGGAGCAGCGGACCAATCTGTTCCTACAGTCTACCTTCGCATCTGCATGGACCGGCGCGGCGGGCGCTGTTCTCACGGCCAACAATGCCACTGCACCCGATGGCACGACAACCGCTGCAAAGATTGACCTGTCAACGACCGCAAATTCTGCGGTCTATCAGGTAAATGCAACTACGGGCACGCTCACTATGTCTGTGTGGCTGCGCGGAGCCGTTGGTGGCGAAACGGTCAAGCTGCAATATTACACTGCCGTGCCCGTAGCGAGTGGCGCTTCTTCCACATTCACGCTCACGACTTCATGGCAGCGGTATACATACACGGCTACTGTTGGTGGCAATGCGTACTGGTACGTGATGAGCGACAATACGACCGCTAAG